GATAGAAATGTTCAAGATTATCTGTTACGGGTAATCCTGCTTGTTCTGCTAATCGTTCTAATTCTTTAGTCATACTATATTATATTTAGATTTTTGATTAAAGTCAACTATTTTTCGTTCTTTAGTCGTTGGTTGCATTCTTCTTCTGTGATACAGCGAATCATATGTCCTGTTTGGGTGTTCATGATAACAACTTCACTGGTCTTGGGATCAACATTAAAAGTGTATAGGCTGTTATGTCGGAACTCTGGAGCCGCAGTTTGATATGCTAACAACAGTGCTGTGATCGCTTCAAATATCATTATATGTTCTTCGCTGAATCTAATATGCTTTCTAAGCGAGCTTGTCTATCTAGCAGTTTGAAAAACAATGCTAAAGTATTAGCCGCATCAATATCTGCACGGTGCGCCTTACCTTTGAAATGCAGTTTAAACGAGCCCATAGCTGAACTTAATCCGCCACTAGGCTGTTTACCTCTGGTCAGCATCAAGTATGTGTACCAGGTCTTAACATCTATCCAACGACGGCCAAAATGCGGAAAATCTGCATGATTTTTAGCAAATTCTGCTAATAATTCGCCACTATCACCGCCACCCCAGGTCACCGGGTTGACAAAGACCTTATGCTCTTTAATCAGCTCACCTAGCTCACGGGCAACATGTTCATGACTATATGCTTCTGCACGTATATCAGCATCAGTGATACCTGTTAGGTCGTTGATAAACTCGCTGATAGGTTCTTGCGGATCTATATACCATTTACGGACGACATAGTCTTCAAAGCGTGTGTTCTTATCACCTATGGCTACACCAACCTGTATGATCTTACCACTAGGTTGATTAAGTTCTAGATCTAATGCCAGAAACTTGCCATCTGCTATCATGCATGTTCTTTCTGCGGATAACTGGCCATCAACCATTCACTGATCGCGCTGGCATTGTCACTTAATTTAATTAGATCATACTTGCCACAGAACTTTAAGAACTGTGCTCCAACCATGGGCATGTTCTTAGGCACTTGTGCGGCCGCTATAGTTTCTGCCATCTTAATCTTTATATTATCTGGTTGTGCTGTTAGATCGACTAGAATACGATTACGTTCATAGTCATCTAACACACGATGCTCTACACCATTGTGATCAACCCAACGTTGTAACATCATGTTGTTCCAATTATAACCTTTCTTATCTTTGTCACTGTAGGCTTCTTCAAGACCTACTTTGTTCTTACTGCCTTTGGTGCGCACGCCTGGAAATGCGGAAAATACATTGTCTGTAGGATCACCACGCATACACTTTTCAAAAAGTATAAACTTAGGATCAGGAATCTTCTTAGGCTCTTTAGTCTTTTTATCTATGACCGGTTTGCCTTTCTTGTCAAAGATACCCTTTAAGGTATGGAGTTCATCACTGATACCATTGTATTGATTAACATTGTCTGCTAATAGTTGATAGAAGTCTGTGTCACTGGATATGATAGTATGATGATCATTTGGATGGCTTTGTATCCAACCAGCTATCAAATCATCAGCTTCTAATTCACTGTGTTGAAGAACACTACAGTTAGTTTTTTCTGAGACGAATGTTTTTAAGTTATCAAAGGTTTCCCAGAACAACCGATCTTCTTCTGCCTCACTTTCGGTAAGTGCCGCACGTGCTACACTGCGGTTTTTCTTATAGGGTTCATAGAAGTCCTTGCGCCAGGATCTACCTTCCAAACAGAAAATTACATGATCAGCCTTTTGATCACGCCATGATTTATTGATTGAAGCTAGAGTTACGTGGATAGCAAAACCCAGCTTGTCCCAAGTGTCTGCTTGGCGATGTGCTGAATGTCGGGCTCGAAAGAATGTATTTGCTGTGTCTACTAATAGATATCTCATTTAGTAATTATACTTTCTTTTATGATTTTTGTCAAATGTGTCGCCCAAATTTGGTGAGCATCTGCACCAAAATGGTGACTATTTGGATTGACTGTGTTTATATTTTTATCCTTTAACCAATTATAGTAGGTTTGAGAATCTTCATAGGGATTTAAATAATTTAGTTGCCAATCAATTTTATCAGCTAGTTTCAATGATGAATATGCATTAAAAAACAAATGGGGAATGTCTGTCAAGTCTTGATGTAACTGATATATTTTCTCTTGTGCTTCACGATGTTTTTGTTTATGATCGATATTTGTTACCCAATACTTATATTGTTGCTTGACAGCATCGGGCCAATCGTCACCAACTCCACCTGCATTGATCTGCCAATATTGTCCTTCGTACAACCATTCTTCACGTTCCCAGGTGCTCCAGCCTATAACGATTAAATCTGGTTGATTAGTTCTCAGATAATGTCTAGTAGTGCGAATGATGCGGTCATTACTGCTGGCACTTTCGGCATCACAATATAGTTCAGCTGAAAGATTTTTTGCTAGGATATTACCATAACTAACAAATAAGTTATTAGGATGTGGCAATCTACCTAGATATTTGTACTGTGGGTCATCATTTGCGAAAGCAAATGAATTTACGGCTTCGGCACCTGCACTGTGACTATCACCATTTACATACAGGATCAACTGATTTCCGTTCTACCGTTGCCTAGATCTTTACGGTTACTTGCTCGTTTCTCTGGATCAGCCATTTCTTGTTCGTAGTTTTCCATAACGACATTTTGGCAAACACTGCGGAACCAATTGTCTACTAGGTCTTGATCTGTTTTACCCTGGTATCCAGCACGTATCAAATTGGCTACAAATTTATCATTCCAATCCAATTCAAAACTACCTGCACCTGGATTATCTTTGTCAATGGTAATACCAATCACCTCTACCCAAGGTTCGCCTATGTCTGTGGCAATCTCTTTTGGAGTTTTTTTGGCTTTTTGACTCTTGATAACTGGCTCTTCAGGTTTAGTACCAAATAAACTATTAATTAATTTCTTTATCATTACCATTCTCCGTGACCAAATTCTTCATCCATGTTTAATTCCATATACGTTTCATCTATTAGATAAGAATGTGCCATTAGATCAACATATTCATCCCACCAGCCCTTAATCAATGTCCACATATTAGTCCTTGAATAAATCTACAGTTTCCCATGGTAATCCAGGTTTACCAAAGTGTCCATAGTTAGTTGTTTCACTGTAGATAGGCTGGAACAGCTCAAATCTATTTATGATGCCCTGTGGTGTTAGATCAACATTTTCACGGATCCAAGTGGTAATGCTGTTATCAAACTCGATATCTAGATCAGTTTTAACAAATAAGCTAGTAGGATCTTTAACACCAATAGCATAACTGATCTGCACAGTTGCTTTGTGTGCGCCTCGACTAGCCACGATGTTCTTAGCTAGGTAGCGTGCCATGTAAGCGGCGCTACGATCTACCTTGGTAGGATCCTTGCCAGAGAAAGCACCACCACCGTGTGGACTGTAACCACCGTAGGTATCAACGATAATCTTACGTCCTGTTAAGCCAGTGTCACCGTCTGGTCCACCAATGACAAATCTGCCAGTTGGATTGATGAGATATTCTGTATTGGCATCTATTAGATTTGGTGGCAGTACTGTATTGATAATAGTTTTAACCTGCTCACGTAAATCGTCGATATCTATATTGGCTGAGTGTTGTGTTGAGCATACTACCTTAGCGATACGACTAACAGTGCCATCGTCATTGTATTCCATAGTAACCTGTGATTTAGCATCAGGACCTAACCATACCACTCCGCTCTTGCGAACTGCTGTTAACCGTTCAACAATTTTGTGACTGTAATAGATAGCACTAGGCATTAAGTCTGGTGTTTCATTGATAGCATATCCAAACATCAGACCTTGGTCACCAGCACCAAATGTATCAGTACCTAGGGCAATATCTGCTGACTGCCCGTGCATGAGATTTTTGATATCTACAGTTTCCCAATTGAATCCATCTTGCTCATATCCAATGTCACGGATAACACGACGCACAGCATTTTCAACTTCCTGATGATTGTAAATACCTTTGTATTCACCAGCTAGGATGACTTGATTAGTAGTAACTAAGGTTTCGCAAGCACAACGATAAGCAGTATTACCTTCACGCATCATTAAATCTAATACAGCATCGCTGATAGCGTCTGCTACTTTATCTGGATGCCCTTCACTAACACTTTCACTTGTAAATAGATAACTCATATTTTCCTTTTATTTGCCCCAACTGTTACCCCAAAGATCAACGTGTAATCTTGGGCTGTAATAATAACCACGACGCATAGCTTCATCGGCTACATTAAACTTATTACCATCATAGACTTTAACTACCCCGCCTACTGGCATGATGTATACAACACCTTTGAACTTGGCCTTCCTGTATTCTGATACTGCACGATCAACTTCGTCAAAGTCGCTAGGTTTTTCAACTACAAACTTAAGATATGTAGTGCCTACTTTCTCGTAACTGCGAACAATCTCTGGTTTAATCGCGTCAGCCCATGCTTCGCCACTGGCACTCAGTTTAGCACTAACACTAAATGTTATTTCTCTACTGCCACGATTCCATAATTTTAGATACTTGGCAAAGTCTTCATGTAGTTCTTGGGTACCATTTGTTTCAAATGTAAGATTCTTTAAGTTATACATGTCCTTGTGACTTAACAATTCTGGATAAGCACGTTGCCAACCTAGTAGCGGTTCACCACCTGTGATAACCAAATGTGTATCATTGCCATTGGGCATGATCCAACTGTTGCCAGGCACTAGATCTAGCATACGTTTGACCACAGCATCAATTTCTAATAAAGGACTTAAATGTTTAAACTTTGGATCCCATGACGCATAACTGTCACAGCCTGTAGTTACTAACGGCAAGTCTTCATAGATGCGATATTTTGTAGGATCAATGAACTCACGCTCTGTGCTCATCTGTGTTCGGTCCTTCATACCAAATCCGCCACAGGTAAAGTTACAGCCAAAGGTCCTTAAAAACACACTAGGTACGCCAATAAAGCGTCCTTCACCTTGTGCTGAATAGAATATTTCACTTACTTTAAGTTTACTCATCTAAATAATCCGTATAGGTATATGAATAATATTATGGCATTCAATGTCCATAACTCTGGTTTCTTCCATAGTATGCCGGTTATGATCCAAAATACGCCTGCTACTGATAGTATAATAATGTTCAGCGGATACACATCAAGACTAGTAAATACCACCCCAACGACGGTAATGATATTAGCCAACCATCCTATTAGTTTACTATGTTTTATAAAAAAATGCAACCTATCTCTCCCACGGATAAACGATCCACACATCTTCTTCAGCCTTGTTTATAGTCACAGCATTGTAGTTAACACAACGACTGAATTTACTACTTAGGTTATCAAATAACACAGCAAAGCGA